CGTCTGTGGCTGTGCCTTGTCGGGTTCGTTTTGAGTATGCAGGCCAGGCCGATGTGGGCCACGGCAGCCAGGACCAGGCAATCATCAAGGTTCTGTGGGACGCTTTTCCCCAGCTTCCGACCGGCAAGTTTATTATCGACGGTGTTGAGTGGAAGATTCTGGAGCCAGCAGGCAAGGCGGATGGACACCGTGAGGGTGTTCAGCGGGCACTTCTGTGCGGCAGCGGTCGTAAGTTCTCGGTGGGTAAGTAAGCGATGCTGGCGCAACAATCCATAAGAGTAAAAGGGGTGTCCAGCCTTCTGAGTGCCATTGATGGCATTGAGAAGGGGAAGCGCCAGTTGATTGTGCAGGCCGTTAACAAAACAGCCACTGGTGCGCGGACCGATTCCGTGAAGTTAATCCGTCAACACCTCATGCTTAAGGCCAAGTCTGTTCGCGATAATATCAGGGTGGTCAGAGCAACAAAGGGTAATCCGGTTGCCAAGCTTATCGCCAAAGGCAAGCGAGGGCTTCCGTTGCTTGGCAATTATCCCGTTCGGCCTGGAAAGTACGGCGCTCGCAAGCCCAAGAAGGGTGTTTCTGTTCAGATCAAGAAGCGCGGTGGCCGTAAGATTCTTGAAGGCTCTTTCATTGCTCGTATGAAGTCTGGGCATGTGGGCGTTTTCAAGCGGGTTGGCTCTTCCCGTTTGTCCATTAAAGAGCTGTATGGTGTTGGCTTCATCCATCTCATGGAAAGAGGAATGATACATCGAAAGATTCGGCGATCTGTTTCGGCGCGATTGGAAAAGAATCTTCGTCAAGGGATCAATTATTTGATGCAACGGAATCTGCAAAAAGTGGAGAGCCTGAAAGGATGACTCAAATCAGTTTGAATAGCGCCCGTCAAGTAGTCGCAGAAGCTTTGCTTTCTTCTCCAGAGGTGTCTGCTTTTGTGTCCGACCATTTTTTGGGCAAGTCATTAAAAGTGTTCCGGGAGATTGTTCCGACGAATTTACCTCCGGCTGAGGATTGTCCTTTTGTTGCCTTTGGCCCGTTCACGCATTCTCAGAATGACAAAGACATCCATCGGATGGATCACGCCATGCCCATGGGGATATTTGTTGAAGGAAATGGTTCTTACGAGGAGGTCTCGGAGAATCTGTTTATTGTTCCTTCTGCTGTGGCATTGGACGGTTTGGCTTCGCTTATCGAAGTGGTTGCAACCGGAGCGTTGCTCTCAGCCGGGTATCCGATTGAGCAAGACCCGTATCTTCCGGACGATGTGTCTTGGGATCAGTATTTTATGAGCTTTTACCTGTACCGGGTGAAGACACCCCGGCGCATCAACCTTTAGGAGGCTGTTATGCTGACGAATAAGCAAGTTCTGTTGATTAAGACTGAAACCACCGAAGGGGTAGCAGAGACTCCTAGCGCAGACACGGACGCCTGCCTGCTTCTTAAGGGGGGTACGCCTACTCCTAGCGGAGAGAAGGTTGGTTCCGATCGGCTTTCGGCAACGTTGTCCAAAGAGCCGCACAAGATTGGACAGCTTTCCATGGGACTCTCAGTCCCTTGTGAATTGCGGGGTGGTGGCATCGTTGGCGATGTTGTGAATGAGCCTGATTTCGATCCCATGCTTCGTGCCTGTGCGATGAAGAAATCGGTAGTGGTTTTCTTGGCGCTTGGTGAAGTCACTGGGGGGATTTTCGCCGCAGGCGAGACTGTTACGGGTGGGACTTCTTTGGCTACCGGGAAGGTGGTGGGATATGCCCGCAGCGGTCTTTTGCTGGAAGAGGTGGTGGGTGTTTTTGTTGATGCAGAATCTGTATCTGGTGGAACATCTTCGGCGTCCGCCACGAGCTTGGCGAATCCTGTGAGCGGCTGGCAATACATGCCTGCCTCTGCTGATGTAGACAAACCTTCACTGACCGCTGTTCGTTATCACGACGGACATAAATTTGTCCTTGCGGGAGCTCGCGGCACCTTTGTTGTCAATTTTGAGGTGGGGGATATCGCAAAGTTGGATTTCACTTTGAATGGCCGTTGGGCCAACCCTGTTCAGGAAGATAATCCTACTCCGGTTCTCAATATAACTGACGCACCTTTGGTTGTTGATATGGGCCTTGCTGTCGGTCCCTATGAGCCTATGGGAGTGACTGCGTTGTCTCTGGATATCGCTAACACGGTTTCCAAGGCTCAGGACGTCAATGCAGCTGATGGTGTGCGGGCCTTTCGGATTACTGACAGGACTCCGGTAGGTGGTATGGACCCAGAGGCAGAGTCACTTGGTAACTACAATCCCTGGCAGGATTGGAAAGGTGGCGAAACGTCTGCTTTGTCGTTTGCCCTGGGGAGTGTCGCAGGCAACCGGATATTCGTTTCTATGCCGAAAGTGCAGCGGACTTCCGTAGCTTATGGCGATCGTGAAGGCCTTGTTTCTTACGATGAATCCTTTGAATTGAAGCGGGACGTTGTTGGTGATGACGAACTGCGCCTCGTATTCTTCTAAGGCATCCAGCATGAGCAATCTCAAAAAATACATTATCGGTGATTCTTCTTATGAATTACTCCGGCCTGTTTTCGGTGTGCTGCGGCATGTGGCTTATTTTTGTCGAGACGCTGGCGAGTCCGTCAACACTGTTGATGATCTCAAATTGTTTTTAAAGGACAATGCCGGGCTGTTTGTGGCTGGGTTGATCACCCCCGAAGGGGTCCACCCTGCTGACCGCGACCTTAATGCCATTGCCCGCGATTTGGATTGGGTTGCAGATCCGGACTTGCCCACGGAGGTCATGACCGATTTTTTCGGTCAGCCGGAGGCGACTCCGGAGAAGATTCTGGCCGTGGGGAGTGCGACCAACATTCTGGCCGGGATGATTCTTCCGTCCAAGATAGCCAGATCGGCCCAGAGAGTTGGGGGGAAGGAATTGAAAAAATCGAAAGCCACGTCGCAGAGCTCGCCGGAGGAGACCCTCTCAAGCGAGAACAGATCCTCTGGAGATTCGGATACGCCGACATAGGAGGATGTCTTGAAGTACGTATGCGCGAGGCCGTGTTCCAGCGGGGAATCCTAAAAGGCTTTTTCGGGGTTGACCTGAAGGAAGAGCGCATATCGAGAAGAGGCCAGCCTGTTGGAGGGCACTGCAATGGGCGTTATGTTGAGGAGTGTCGGAAAAGATTTGGCAATGGGCTGGAAACAGTGTGCGCAACTTGTCCAGATTAAGAGGCGATAATGGCAGTCATCGAAACGCAGATCCGTGCGATCAATAAGTCGGAGAAGGAATTCAAGCAGCTCCACCGTGATCTCAAGAAGACTCGGACGGAGGGGAAAAAGGCTGCAACCGTGTGGGACCGTTTTGGTGCCGCAGGCAAAGGCGCGGCTGGGGATGTGTCCAAAGCGATGGAAGGAGCTTCCGGCAAGGCTGGGTTCTTTGGATCAGCCATTAGCCGTTTGGGTCCTATTGGCATTGCTGCGGGCGCGGGCCTTGGTGCTGTTACGGCTGCTTTGACTGCCGGTACCATGTCCATGGCGGAGTGGGAGCAGCGATTGGGGCGGACTGAAGCCCTTCTCAAGGCCACAGGGTATGCTGCTGGTTTGACAGCCGGGGAATTGGACAAGCTTGCAAGGGATCGAGACCTTGCAACTCTTGGCGATCGTAATGAGATAATGGATGCCATCAACGTGATGCAGACTTTTAAGTCTGTCGCGGGCGATACGTTCCGCGAGTCCATTACTTTGGCCCAAGACATGAGTGTTGTTACCGGCCAGTCTTTGACCAGTGCGACCACCATGCTAGGTAAGGCGCTGGAAGATCCCATAAAAGGTTTGAACTCCATGCGCCGGGTTGGCGTGAGTTTTACGGAGACCGAAGAACAAGTCATTCGAGCCATGACCGAGGCTAATGATGTGGCCGGGGCACAGGCCAAGATTATGGAGGTCCTCAGAGGACAGTTTGAAGGGGCCGCTGAAGGTGAGGCCAAAGGGCTTTTGGGTGTGTTGGATACTCTTTCCTATGAATGGAGAGACCTCATGGAGGCAATGTCGAACACAGATCTGGCCTCGGAAGCAGTTTCTGGACTAACGGATTTGGTTAAGAGCCTTTCTTATTCTGTTAAGGATTTGTCGGATAATTTCTCTCTTGATGAACAGGCCAGCCAAATCGAATCGGCTATTGCTTCTCAGAAAAGAGCCATCACCACCATGAGAGAGGAGGCCGCCGAGCTGCCCCTTCTTGATGCCTGGATAGGCAAGAGTGCGCATCTCGATGCAGCTCAGGAAAAGTTGACCGAGTTGGAAAATAAGCTGCACAGGATCAAAGCTCTTCAGGAAGGCAAAGACATCAAGGACACCTTCGTCATTCATGACAAAGGTAAAGAGGCTGCAACGTTTCGTGCCAATGATTATGCCGTCCTTGACCAAGCTCGAAAAGACAAGGAAGCGGAAGCTGCTCGAAAGCAAAAAGAAAAAGACAAGGAGCAGGAGGAGAAGAAAGCTCAGGTCGAGAAGGAGCGGCTTGCAAAGGAAGCAGTCCGAAGGTTGGAAAGCGAGCAGAAGGCCCGTGAAAAACGATTGGCTGATTACCGGCTGAAGCTTGATGAAGCTCGTTTGGGTGAAGAATATGTCAAGCGGCAGAAGATCGAAAATGAGTATCAGGAGATGCTTAAAGACGGAATAGGGCGCTCAGAGGCGGACTTCTGGAAAGGTAAAGAGCTTGATGGTTTGACCAAAGAAGTCAAAGGCAATGTCTCGCAATGGGAGGAAGCCTTTGGGTCTTTCGGGAATGAGGCAAAAAGCACCTGGGATCAGATAGGGGGGCAGATGATGTCTGTCTTTTCAACTGGTGATAAGGCGTTGGATAATTTTATTTCCAAGATGCTTGAAGTCGCTGCCATAGAAATGTTTGGTCAGAACGGGGGAACCTCAACTTCCGGTGGTGGGTCTTGGGGCGCCGTGGGGTCAATTGTCGGATCGTTTTTTTCTTCTGTCCATCATGATGGCGGTGTGGTCGGTGGTCCTTCTCCGACCCGGATGGTGCCTGCGGATTTATTCAAGAATGCACCTCGCTTCCACACAGGGGGGATCATAGGTCCAGGAGAACGTCCTATTATCGCCAAAAACGGTGAAGTGATTCTCAACGAAGCCCAGCAGGGTAATCTTGCCGGGAAGCTGGGAGGGAGCACATTCGTGTTCAATGCTGATTTCAGTTTGCCTACTCCCAGCGGAGACCAGGGCAAGGATTCTGCGTACATGGCTGACATGGCGAAGTCGGTACAGAAACAGTTTGATGTCTGGTTTGATGAAAAGCTCCGCAATTCCAGCAGAGTTGGTGGCCTTTTGAATAAGGGGCCGGTCATATGAGTCTGCTGACATTCAATCCTGCCGTTTCTCCGGACTCTCCGGTGTCCAAGAAGGTGCAAACCCGCCTCAATGGGATATCCTTCGGGGATGGTTATTCGCAAACCGTTGGGGACGGTATCAACTGCCGTTATGATGAGCTCGTGTTGTCCTGGAGTGAACTCTCCATTTCTCAGATTGAATCCATAGAATCCTTTTTGAAGAGTGTCCCTGTTGGCGGATCTTTTTTGTGGACTGCTCCAAGGAAAAGTGAGTCGCAGAAGTGGAAATGCCCGAGCTGGACCCGGACATACAAGAGTGGCGAAATCGACGGCCTGTCAGCCACTTTCAAGGAGGATTTCAACCTTGACGATTAACAGCGACGTCCAAAAATCCTCTCCCGGTGAGCTTGTCCAACTTTTTGACATTGATGCTT